GAGGTTATCCCCAGTAGTGAAAACATCATCAATCATTTGAGTATTGACATACCCAAATCTTTCATCAATGTTATCCATACTGTCAGTGGCACCTTGAAGAACATTGTCTGGGGCATTCTCCAGCCACTCTCTATCCTTCTTGGTAAGGACATCATAGAATGTATCTACAACTCTTGAAGGACTCCAGTAGTCCTCAAGTATAATAACCTCAGCATCTTCAATCCTATTGCTATATCCAGACTTAAACACCCTGATTTTCAAGGGGTTAATTCTTTCAATAACTGGCTCACCTCCTACTATATCACATTGGTAGATTTCCTCACCAACAGTCATAGCATCCATGAATCCCTGATTGAAGAGAACTGGAAGATTATATTCTTTTACATAATGATTAAGGAGAGCATTTGCCCTTACCTCTCTCATATCTTGCCACTCATAAGTGTAGTAATCACTAAGCTTCTCCAGCCCTTGATTGAACTCCTCTTCACTTTGAGCAGTATTCTGAAGCATCTGCTGAAGGTCAGCCAGCAGCAGGTTCTTCTTGGTATTCTCTATTTCTGAGATAGAGTTAGGATTGGTAACAACAACTCTGAAATCAAAGACTCTCTTTGATTCCTCTCCTCTAAGCACATTCAGCTTACTATTCATAATAGGATAGTGCTGAATCCTGTCAGGAACATAGCCTGCCTTGATGTTCTCAGGATTAAGAATTAGTTCAAGGTCTTGCATATGAAGTCTTCCATTCAGCAAATCATAGTTGATTTTCTTGTGGATAACTGACTTCCTCACTAGGCTATTGTCTGTAAAGGTTTTGCTGTCTGCCCAATCCAAGTGCTTCTTTCTCCATTCTCTATTTTTCTTGGAGAAAGGAAGTTGTTGGGGTGGCAAATTTACAGTAGTAAGCATATCAATTTATTTACTCATTAGTGGGTGCAAATATAAGCAAAAATAGTGGAAATTACAATACCCTAAGTAAATTTGTAATTTCCACTAAATTTTTCCATTATTCCCAAGGATTCCTGTAGTTCTGCACAAAGAAGGGGTCATTGCCCAGATAGTCTCTGTCATTATCCTCCTCCTTTCTTGTCTCTCCTTGCCAGAGAATCATCTTCTCTTCTCTATAGAGCATTACCATACCAAGAGCTCTGACTCTATCCACATTGATGTCAGGATTAAAGAGAGCCAGCTCTTTAAGAAGGGCTCTATTTCTGATTGAGTACAGATTGAACTCTGTGATAGGAACATCCTTAGATTTACCATCTTCATCTACAATTGTCTCAATATGTACTGTAGGCTTAAGCAGCCAGTCTCTGATAAGAGTGTTAGCATAGTTGTTAATAGCAGCAGTAGCATTGACTCCCTTACTCTTGTTTCCTATACCAGTAATCTTTACAAGGTCTTTGTCCTTAAGATATTCTGGTGTATCAGCAAGAAGATGAGAGCAATTCATCTTTGAGAAGTAGGCATAGAGTCCCTTCTTGTTGTTCTCATAGCAACATTTTGCATTATAGAACAGACAAAGCTTTCTTACCATCTCAAAGTTGTCATCTGCAAAGGTCATTCTTCCTGTGTATTCAGCAACTATCTTATCAGTCCAAAGGTCAAGTACAATAGTTGAGGTTAATGACAAAGTGTTACTTTCATCATCATCAACTGGGTCATGCCCAATAATATACCTCTCAGAGTACACTCTCCCCTCTTTATTCTTCTCTGGCATGTTGAAGATTTCTACAGCACCCTCTACCTTGTTATCCTTCAAAGGGAAATCCCTGATAGGTTGGTCAGTAGTAGGAGTAAACTCAATCTCTCCTCCTTTATTCTGAATAAGTGTCCCTACAAATACATCATTGTATTCTGCGGGGTTATTATCCAGCTGGTTAATCCTTGCATTCAAGTCTGCCACAGGGAACATATTTCCCTTTGACTTCAGAATAGCTTCCTGAGGAGTGATTGGAATCTCAGCAATTCTCTTTGTAATTGCATTGATGTCAGTAGAGTTGTATTTGGTAAGGTATCTATCCTTGAGGATTTCAAGGATAGCTTTAGTTACATCAGAATTACCATTCTCATCATAGCAGTTCTGCCTGTTAAGATACCCAGGGAAAAAGAATACAAAGTACTTTCTTCCTTGACCCTCCTTATCATAGACATTTGGCAATTCCTGCATATTATAACCCTTGGGGTTATACATGATTTCCTGAGCAGAAGCAAAGTCAGAATCATTATCACCAGCAGTACCATACATATAGATAAGGCCAAATACATCAGAGCCATCCTCAACAGAAGGTCTCAAAGTAGAGTATAGTCCCAACAATCTTGGGAAAGTACCCATCTCTTCAATAAGATAAAGTACACCTCTTGAACCTCTAAGCTTAGACTCATCATCCTTTGATGTGATGCCAATTACAGAGTTCAGAGTACCCATCTCAGCACCAGTATCAAGGTCTTTATATCCCATTCTCCATTGAAGATTCTGGGTAGAATCCATCAGTCTCTTTGCAGGCCACTGAGTATTGATAGCACAGAAGTCTATATACTTCTTGAACATATCAAGAATTTGATTAGCTCCAGACAGATACTTCCTTTCATATGCAGTAACTACACCTTGAACTTCCTCACAAACATCATAGGATTCACCAAGGATGAATCTCTTGGCAAGAAGGGAGGCACCACTGTAGGATTTACCCTTACCTCTGGAAGCAAGCTCTGCTCCATGATGGCCATTCATTCTGGCTATGTTGATATAGTGGAACTTGTAGTAGTGCCCATCCCATACTTTAGGAAAGTCCAGAACTCTATTAGCTTTCCTTGAATTCTTATCTTTCTTCTTAGCCTGTAGAATGGGGCAATAATTCAGGAAGAAATAATAGTCTCCTGTAATCCATTCACCATCACTCTCTCTAACATAGCCTTCAAAGCATCTTCTAACTTCTTCATCAATCCATTTACCATATTCAGAATTAGGATTGGCATTTGGTCTGAGGTCAGTAAATCTTCCAGTCTTTTGATAATGGATGGCAGTGGGTCTGAAGTAATCCATGTCCTCAAGTATATGAGGCTTGGTAATATCTATGATGATTTTACCCTCATCATCTCTTGGCAAATCCTTTGCTCTAAGTCTTGCTGGAGAGATGTATTCCCTGATATAAGGAACACTGTTAATGAAGTCATAGAATTGGTCCTGAATCTCTTGAGGCTCATCCTCCAAATGGAGCTCTTCTATTGGTGTTTGATATTCATTCAGTTCCATTTTCCATCTCTTTTTGAAGCCCTCCTGAAGAAAGCCAGTCCATCAGGAGGAGGATAAACTTGTAATCAAGCTCTTTCTTGAGGAAATCCTTTGATGCAGGGTCGGCATATCTATCAACATCACTGATTGTCAGTACCCTTTTCTTTTTATTTCCCTCTGCTGTTTTCCTAACAAGCCATAGAACCAACTCTGCTCTCTGGAAAATCTTGAAAGATTTTTCCTTGACAGGAAGGAATTGAGTAGTAAAAATAAACAGGGACTCATCTCCTGGATACTTGGTCCTTTTGAGCTGATTCAATCCTTGAATTATGTTTTCCATACTACTTTCTTCTAATACCATCCTCGAACAAATGCTTCTGGTTTCCTCCTCTAGCTCTACCCTGTTCTTGAATTTCCTTTTCAACAATCTTTTCAGTCTCCATCAGGTCTTTTGCAAGCTGTGGAATTTGCTTAATTGTGGTAGCAATAGTGGAAGGTTGGTATATTGGCTTACCCTTGTCATCAAGGGCAGAGAGGTCAATATCTCTAAGGAACTTTCTAAGCTTGTCAATGGCAAGTCTAGTATCTTCAAGAAGCAAAGTAGAAGTTGTGATAGTATGCTTTTTATACCATTCCATAGCTTCAAGAAGTTGAGGGGAGGGGGAAAAAGTGGGGGCTAATCCTTCCTGAGCAATGATAGCTTGGGCCCTTTCCTCCAAGTCAGTGATGTAGCTATAGGTACTTCTTGGGTCTACCATAAAGTAAAGATAGGACATTTGTTCCAAGAAATATTCCTTTCCTGCTGATGTATCAGCCTCATGGAGTTCTCTAATAGGTCTCACAAGGAAGGCCTCATCACTGATAACTATTCTATAATCTTTATATTCAACTAGTTTCATAGCTATAAACAATAAAAGCCAGTCTTTTGGACTGGCTATCTTATTAAGGAATAATCAATGGGGAAGGGGTAATAATAGGTGAGGCCTGCTTAACCTCCTTCTTTTCAACCTCAATCTCAATTGGCTCAAAGTCCTCTACAATAAATGTAATGTCTTTGTCCTTAAGCAGCAGGTGGGGAACTCCATCAAGCTCTACAATATTGAAGTTATATCCAACAACTTCATTTTGCATGAGGTCTGCCTTTACAGAGTTCTGGTTGAACTTTCTGATAGCATAGTCCTTAGGGTCTATACATACCAAGTCACCTACATTGATATTCTTAACATATTCTCCAACTGCCACTACTCTCTGATATTCTTTGAGAGTACCCTTTTTCTTTGTGGGGTCAATAATACCACCAGCAGTTGTTTCATCCTCTTCATATTTTTCAGCTGTGGTGAGCACAGCACTGAAAAGAGGTCTAATTTTCTTTATGTTGATTGTCTCCATTTCTCTTCCTTAAACTCCTGATATACTCCAGTCTCTTAGCCACTCCCTTATATCTGTCATAGGTACAGGTTAATTTGCCAAGTGAGGGTATATTAAAATGTGTCCTAAGACTGCTGAACTCCTCTTCACTGAGATTGGTCCTAAGTGGTAATGATTCAATAGTGTCCCTTATGAATCTCCAATATAGATGATAAGCCTTTCTAACTACTTCTGGAGGCAAATTCATCTCTTTGCCTACTTGCTCATAAATCTCATTGTACCCCATGATTGTTGAAAGTAAATAGTAACACTAGATTGAAGCTACCATTTGCATTTTCCTCAGTAACTCTTGGGATGTATCTTGGATTTATCTTGTTGTCTTGGATAAACTTAGATTTCTTAAGTTTTCCCATGATGACAAGGAAGTGAGCTGGGGTTATACCCAGCTCCTCCATTATCTTCTTCTTGACATCCTCTCCCATTACAGTTGACTCAAGAATGTTAGCATCCAAGATTACCTTGCTCAGGTCATATCTATGTTTAAGGAATGCTGTGGCAACATCCATTGCTCTGGGAGTCAAGTGGTGAAAAGGAGTCAGGAATTTTAGCCAATACTTAAAGAAGCTTTCATCCAGTGAAGTAGGAATTCTGATTGCATTATCCACTTCAACTGTTTGACGCATATTACTCAGCTTCCTTATTTTCTGGTTCTACTTCAGGCTCATCAATTGTCATGATGCTGACAATCTCAGCAATACTCTTCTCAAGGAATTCCTTAGGGAATCTTGCACCAAACTCTACAACCTTGAAGAGGTAATTGAGTCTTGCAAACATATTTTGCATATTGGCCTCTTGCAGCTTTCTCACAAGCTGAACATTCTGTTCACTAAGTTGATGGGCAATTCCCTCAAGCTGCTCATAGGTCATCTTCTGAGGCTTCTCCTTTGGGGCCTCCATTTCAGGAGTAGCCTCCTGTACTGTCTTGTTCTCTTCCATATTATTGTTTTTTACAACTAAATCTCTTGTTGTACATTTCTTGCCATTTCTCAATGGCTGTCTGATTCTCATCAGACTCCAGCTTTTCTATCTCAGTGCTTCCACACTGTCCACAGAAATCAAGTCCTGCATCTGAAAGGACATGGAGGGACATACAATGGGCACAGTAGTAAACTGGTTCATTATTAAAATCCTCCTGTGTAGGGATGCCCATGTCTTCTTTCATAGTCCTTCATTTGCTTGTAAACCCTCTTCTTCTCCTCATTGAACTTTCTCCCTCTTGTGGGTTTTCTGTTATTAAAAGGTCTTGTGGGAATTAAGATTCCATATCTTGTCACATGACCTCTCTTGATGGCTCTTTTCACTGACTTATACTTTCTTACTCCTTCAAAAGTAACAAGGTGAATAGAGTTAAGCAGGTGCTTTTCAAACTCCTCCTGAGAGAGGGGAATTCCTTCCTGTACTCCCTCTTGTACTGACTTCATTTCTTCCATTGCTTTATCTGTAATAGGTGAGTACAAATTGGTCCCCTTCTGGAAGAATGGACACAATGTCCTCTCTTTGAACACCTTCCTTGTTAGCCTTGCTAACTAGGTCTCTCATGTTCTTTGCTGCAATAGCCAGCATAATTTTCTTTTCTTTATTCTCTTCCATATTAACCAATTACTTTGTTGCGGGAGTGGGACTCGAACCCACAAAGGACTGCTTATGAGACAATCTTGATGACCCCATCTTCCCACAGTTGTGCAGTAGAAAGGACTCGAACCCTCCCCTTCTGGTTGGAAGCCAGATATGCTGAAGACCACTAACACCACTACTGCATTATTTCAAAGAAGCTCCGAGAGCAAGAATCGAACTTACATCACTGGGTTACAAAGCCAGTAGTCTACCATTAACCTATCCCGGAATGTTTCTGAGTGCAAAGATAAGTAAAATAATTGTAATTTCCAAATAAATTTGATAGAAATTACTAAATTTTTTCTTAAGTACCCCCGATAGGAGTCGAACCTACACTGAACAGACTTTGGAACTGCTGCCACTACCTATTGGGCTACAGGGGCATAGTACTCCTAAAGGGACTTGAACCCTTATCTCCACCTTGAGAGGGTGGCCACCTAGACCAGTTAGTAAGATAGGAGCATAGTAGTTCCCTTGGGACTCGAACCCAAATAAAACAGTTTAGAAGACTGTTACACTATCCAATTGTGCTAGAGAACCATAGTAGGCCTGGTGGGAGTTGAACCCACAATCCCGAAGGCACTAGTTCCTAAGACTAGCGTGTATACCAGTTTCCACCACAGGCCCATGTTTATTTCTCATTCTTAAACCTCCAGAATACCTTTCCAAGATAACCTGCTAAGTAAGCTGCTGCTTCTGCATCATCCACATTAAGGAAGTTAAGAATATCATCCTCTACATGTCTCTTCTCATGGTCATATATCTCAATAGCCTTCTCTTCCTCATCAATTGGGTAGAAGAAGACTAATATCTTCCTTTGACTTCCTCTGTGGCAAGTGATAGCTCCATTGTATTCCTCATTCTCAATATTCTCATCTATCTCCTTGCAGGTTTCCTCATCAAGGTCTATAGTCTTACTTCTAAGACCAATCTTTTTTGAGGTTAATTTCTTCTTCAATTTATAGTCCTTAAATGATAGCTTTATCAACCATAAAGTATAACCATAAATTGGTACTTCTAACTTCTCTTTTACCATGTGGAGGCAGTGGGAGTTGAACCGCACATCATTGGATTTTCAGTCCACTGCATAAACCACCTATGCTATACCTCCATTATAGTGTGGATAGAGGGAGTCGAACCCTCACGCCTGTTAGAGCACCAGCCCCTCAAGCTGGCGTGTCTACCATTCCACCATACCCACATATATTATTAGGGTGTCTGAAGGGAATTGAACCCTCACAGACAGGAGCCACAATCCTGCACTCTACCATTAAGCTACAGACACCAGTGGGAGGGGAGAGAGTCGAACTCACAATGTTTACCCTGAGGGACAGGATTTACAGTCCTGCACTACACCACCATCGTAGCTGCCCTCCCATTATCTTTGCAAACCTCCAAGGAGTCGAACCCTGACAAACAATTTTGGAGACTGTTGTGCTACCATTACACTAGAGGCTTGTGGTCCCACTGAGACTCGAACTCAGAGTCCACTGCTTAAGAGGCAGTTGCTTTAACCATTCAGCTATAGGACCAAATATAGCAGAAGTGCTTGTAGTCCTTGGCCAATTACACCACCAGCCATAGTGCATAGCCAATCTACAATGTCAGGTTTACCTCCCCATTGATAGTCCTTAAACTCCATTCCTGAAGCACAGCCAAGGACACAGAGGATAGTAAATACAAACCCAACTGGGATTGCAAAAACAAAATGTTTCCATCTGTTGCTTTCAATAAACCACTTGCACATAGTAATAAAATCTAAGCTTGTACTTTCCTTGGGATTTGAACCCAAATCTCATTGATTAAAAGTCAATTGCTCTATCCAGTTAAGCTAGGAAAGCAATTGGAGAGCATTATGGGAATCCCACCCATCTACCTAGTTTTGCAGACTAGTACCTAAAGTTCTCGGTCAAATGCTCTGGTGGACCATAGGGGACTCGAACCCCTCCTTAAGGCTTGCAAAGCCCTCGTGCTAACCAACTATCACTAATTGCCCATTATAGTGGAGAAGTAAGGATTTGAACCTTCATTGCCTGAGTATCAGTCAGGTTTCCTAACCAATTAGAAGACATCTCCATTGTGCTCTCTCTAAGAGTCGAACTTAGGACTTTCTCCTTGTAAGGGAGACACTCTGAACCACTGAGTTAAGAGAGCAAATCTGCGGGGGAGAGAGGACTCGAACCTCCTATCTTCTGCTTAACAGGCAGTAGCTATATACCACTTAAGCTTCTCCCCCAACACAAACCAAACAAAACAACCGGTCTAGATGGCAAGACTCGAACTTGCGACCACCTGCTCCCAAAGCAGGCATACTACCAACTGTACTACATCTAGATAATGCGGAGGGCATTGTAGTCGAAACAAATGCCTTGCAGCACACACATCTTAGCAGGATGGTTCCTAGGCCTCTAGGATTTACCCTCCAAGTATCAGTGAGGAGTTAACCCCAAGAGAAGAATATTTACAGGTTCTCTTTCAACCTCCTCAACTGGAGCCTTCTCTTCTTCAATGAAGTCAAAGATGATACCTCTATACTTAAGTAACTCTTGTGACCTCTGATTAAACTCCTTCTCCAACTGCCACTTTCTTTCAGTCAGGGAATACATCTCTTCCCTAATCTTATTGAGGGCTTTAATCTCTTCTACTATCTTCTCTTTAGCATCTTGTGCAGCTAAAGGTGACAGCATCTCTATATTCTCACTATACATACCTCTACTCTATTCTTGCGGAGAGCTGAGGTGCCGACCCCCATACCTTTCACAGTACATACAGTTTTCAAGACTGCCTCCAGAGCCGTCTGGATTAACTCTCCAATTTGCGGGACATATGGGACTTGAACCCATGACCACCACAGTGACAGTGTGGCATTCTAACCAGCTGAACTAATGCCCCTCAGATGATACGCATTATGAACTCTTGTACTCCCCCAGAGAATCGAACTCTGCTCACTAGATTGAAAGACTAGTTGCTTAAACCACTGGCATAGAGGAGCATACTTGTCACTGTTAAGGCTCAGTGACCAAGCCACTATTGGTTAGTAACCTCTATCATTTATCATCTCAAATCAAATCACTTTGCAAAGATAAGTAAAAAATTTGACATTTCCAAATTTATTTTACATTTTTTACTCTTTTCTTGTAATCTGCATTTGTTTTACCCCTTATATCCTTATTTCTCAGGATAAAGTTCACATAGTTTCTGGTCTCTTCTGGCATGTATGAAAGCCAATCCCAGCTATCATCAATATCCACTCCTGCTGCTTTGGCCTTTTCAAGCTTTTTCTTTACATTACCTGGACCATAATTATATGCAGCAAGTTGTTTACCCATTGCTACTGAGTCAGTTGGAGCTTGTAGATATGGTCTTTCAGATAGCCAATCCATCATATAATCCCTGACCTCTTTATTATATTCATAGTCAAGAATATCCCCCTTTCTTTTCTTCCTCTCTTCAAACTGCTTCTGACTTACTGGCATAATCTGGTAGGCTCCAGCAGCACCAGTTCTTTTATTGACAGCCCTATCATTAAAGGTACTCTCTACATACCTTTGTCTTCTTGCAAGCTCTACTTCATCAATAGGCCCTTCTGTCTCATAAGGTTTCATTGGAATTGGTACATTCCTTCCTCTATCAATAGGGGGACTCCACAATGCTCCCTCAAGAAATAGGTAATCTTCAGGAGGGTCACCGAGGCTACCTCCTTCTGCCTTAATATTAGGGTAGAATTTCTTGTAGTTCTCTGCATAGTATCTAGCAGTAACAGGGTGCATCTGAAGAGTATCATCCTGTGCAATAGCCTCATCAAGGCCTGCCCATTCTTCATCTCTATGGTCTATAAGTACACCATCCCTTTCTTGTATAGAAGGCCAGACTACTCCTCTACCATCAACCTCAGCAGAATTCATGAGGTGGGTACTTACAGTACCATCCTCATTCTCTATAGCAGGAGTATTAGGATAATTCCTCAGCCTCTGAACAAAGTTCTTATCAGAAGAGAGAGCATGGTCAATATCCTCATTATAGATAGACCTCATATCAGAGAGTCTTGATACTCCTGAGCTTAAAAACATTTTAATAAGGGCTGCCCTATCCCTCATAGAAAGAGCAGCCCATCTATCACCTTTTTCTGGCATTACTTTCCAACACTAATAGTTTTTACACTTCTAATATTAAGATTCCTTCTTCCTCTTGATACTGCTCCACACTTAGAACATCTATAGAGTTGGTACTTACCAACAGAAGTGTAGTAATATTGCCCAGATAGCTTAGTAAGATTTGAAGAACCACAGATTGAACATACTGGCACTTCTGAGTCAATGTAGTTTCCACAGTTAGGATGACCCTTAATCCAAGGTCTGAGTTTAAGATAGACCTCTTCAAGGATTATAGTATCCTTAATATTATAGTCACTCATGTACTTCAGTGCCTTTGCATCTCCTTCTGTACACTTTCTCCAAAGGTCAAAGTCTGTATCCATTTTATGAGGTATCCCAAAGTATCCTGCCAGAGCATCCAGCTTGTTGGATGAAAAGGCAAAGTTTTTCCTTGCTACCTCACAAGTATCAACAGAGAAATATGGAGTAGGAGGCCTCAATCCATTAAGAATGAATCTGGTATTCATCCAAGGAATGTCAGCCCTGTTGCCATTATGAGTGACTACTATATCAGCTTCATCTATGAGCTTCCAAAGACCCTTAAGAATTCTTGAATCATCTTCTTTCTTAGCCTCTTCTGAGGTAAGATGTGCTGAGTAGACTTCTTTAGAGTATAGCCATTTTGCTGACCAAGCAAGTATATACCACTGGGACAATGTATGGTCCCAAGCTATGTTCTGTTTCCAAAGATTAAATACAAAAGCTTTAAGAGGAGCTGTTTCCAAATCAAACAGAAGAATCTTTGGAGGCCTTTGACCACTTCTTGCAAGTTGTTTAGCTCTATCTACTAAGTCTGGATTTATTTTTAGCCTTCTTCCTATCTCTCCCTTCCCTTTCTTCATAAGATAGGGCTTCTCCCTAAATAGCTTTACAACCTCTTCAATTGTCATGTGCTAAAATATTTAAGATTAGGCAGATGGCCTAAAAAGTAGAAAGGATATTATCCTACAAATTTATAGGAATTGAGCCTATTCAGCCAGCCTTTCAGAAAGACCTTCTGACTTGGGTTCTTTCTTACAATAGCTTCAAAGTGTTCCTTTCTTGCATTCCACAATTTGTCAAAGAGCTCCTCTGGGTCAGCAGTATTGATAGCTGCCAATGTAACAGGGCCTACTTTACCATCTACATAGACCCCAAGCTGCTTCTGTACCTTCTTAATAGCAGTAACTGGGCCTGAACCCCAAGCCCAATCTACTACTAGATTAGCAATAGATTGACTAAGAATATCATCTGCTCTGAATGGGTCCCAGTATCCTTTCTTGAAGATATTAAACCATTGAGCCTCTGTAATCTTTTTCAAATCTTCAGCAGTCTTGTCTGCCCCATAATACTTCTGAAAGGTCACAAGTGTGATACCTTGCATAGTAGGGCCTCCTTTATCAAGTGGATGATTGGAGTAACCTCCTTCCCATCTCTTGATAATAGGAATTAGTTTCTTTGCATCTGCCATAACTATATTGTTTTGATTTCTATACAATAGCTCCCTAGCCAGTGCTATCCAGCCCACCTTGCCATCACTGGTAGGTTTATCTAAAGAACTTCAGAAAGTGGCGGTTAACCCTAAAGACCCTTTACCCTCAACCTTTGTTTCATCTACATTTGGTGGGTCACACTCCTTATATCTATAGACAGTTTTTACATAGGGTCATATCCTAGACACCCTATTCAGTCCCAGACCTTATATTTGCTAGATAGTAACTGGGAGAGACACAAAGTGTAGAGCTTTGTGGATTTCAAGGGACAAAGGTATGCAAAATTTTTGACAAATCCAAATGGTTTACTGGAAAAGTTAGAGAGAGAAAATTTTTTAGTAATTTTTTTTTTTGGTTTTTTTTTTGAAAGTTGAGTTTATCTATCAAGGCTGAGTCCTATAACCCATTACCCCACCCCCTATCTTGAGATTGGGGTTCTCCCCCTCCCCTTGTTTCAGGAGAGGCTCATTACTTCTCCCAGTCTCTTGACAAACCAATGTTATCATGAAGAGGTTCATCCTTGTAGTGCTGGCAATAGTACTAGGTGCTGTTGCTATGCAGGGCCAGACTACCACACAGTCTAAGAAGCAGTCTGATTGGAAAGAAGTACAGAAGGTAGAAATACCTGCTGGTACAGAAATCCATGAAGGCCTCACTAAGAGTGGCAATCCTAAGTTTTGGGTTGTTGTTGCTGATACTAATGTCACTGTCAGTAGTGGCAATGCTGCTAAGTTCAAAGCTGGTGAAGTCAAGCTTGAGCTTGTCAAATGGCAGAACTCCAAGACTGGTGCTTATAAATATAGCACTCGTCAAGTTAAAGGCTCTCACAAATCTGAGTCTAAGAATATTGACCTCTCTAAGCTATTCTAGCTTATTACTCCTCCTAATTATCTGACACACTTAGAACCTTGCGGTGTATAGGTTAACTGCCTTAATATTATGGGTATTTTTGATTCCCTTAAGCAGTATGCTGGCAAATGGTCTGAGAAAGACCGTAGGAATTTCACTGAAGATGAGCAGAGTGAAATCATTGAGGCTGTTGTAGTAGACAGTCAGTATGGCCTAAGTGGTAGATTCACTCGGAAGAATGGCACTGTGGTGTACATTCCTATGGCTAATGATTGTACTCTTAGCAGTGGTGAGACCATTGATATGGCCAGAGCACAGGTTGTCACTCTTACCAAGCCTGGTGAGAATGATATATTCCGTGTATCTCTCTAAGTATCATAGAGAGAGGTGATAAATGATAGGGTCAGAGAAATCTGGCCCTTTTATTTTATCCTCTGTTAACTCACAACAACTTATACAACTTGCAACATCTGAATATTGAATGCAACAAGATGAAAGTTTAGAGTTTGGGATAATTATTAACCTTATCTTTTCTTTCCTTTCAGGCCTCTTATATATTATAAGGTATCAACAAACAACAACAAGCATAGCTCATTACTCCTCCTCCAAACTTGAACACAACATCTCATTCAGTTGAGAGTTGTCAGTGTAGAGTTTGGGATTATCAGCTATCTTTCAACAGCATAGCTCATTACTCCTCCCTCTTATCTGACAGGCACTCAAGTATTGAGTTGTTTGTTCAAACCTATCATTTATCATCTATCATTTAACATCTAACATCTAACATTTAGCAATTATGGCTAGTATCTTTGGCAGCCTGCGAGAGTATGCAGGCAAGTGGTCTGAAAAAGGCCGCAGGGCTTTCTCTGTAGAAGAGAAGGCAGAAGTTGCATCTGCAACTGTGGTTCCCAGTCAGTTTGGCAGCTCTGTCTGCTTCTTCATGAAGGCTGGAGGCCAGAAGTACATCCCTCTGTCCAACACCAGCAAAGCTCAGGTGGGCCAGTCCATCAATCTGGACAATGCTCAGCTCATCACTCTGGGCAAAGCTGGAGAGGCAGACATTGTGAGAGTTGAGGCCTAATCAGCCCTCACAAAGAACTGAGACATAGTAGTTTGCTGTGTCTCAGTTCAAATCTAAGTGTGTTCCTGCAACTGCAACAATTTGATATTCAGACTGTTGTAGTTGTAGTGGTCTCAATTTTGGCTACCTTTGAAGTGGTGAGACTATAAATAAGAAAGTGGTCTTCTATGACCACCAATGAGCTTTTGCTCCTGAAACTAAATGCCAAAAATCAACAACATCAAGTTATAACATAACTATTTTAACCTCATTAACTATATGAGCTCAGATTTCTACCTTATAATCCAAGCAAGAGTATTTAATGGGGTTTGGGTTAATAGTTCTGGTGTAACTAAGTTGTCACAACTTCCATTATCTCATCTTAGAAACATTTATCATTACTGTGAGTCTAAGGGTTATCCTTGGTCTCTTTACTTGGATAAATTAGAGTATGAGATAAATAGGAAGCTATCAAGATAATTCTAATAGAGAGGCCTGTTCTAAGCAATGAGGCTTTACCGAAGCAACACTCTTGGGAATATAAGGTAATGTTGCGAACACTATCCCCAGGGTGAGCAAAATGTATATCTCTTTAATTAAGAGTGAATCAAAGTAGCGATAGACCTGTTGACAGAAATGTTAGTAGAACTAGTCCTTTGACTTCAAGGAATGTGGTAGGGAAATGAGAAGTTAGTGGCATCATTAGAATTACAAGGGCAGCCTGCATACTCTGTAAGCTGCCTTCTGTGAAAGAAAAAAACACA